ATGTTTAACGAGTGCTGATGGATAGCTAAAAGAAACCCGTAGGCTTTTGGTGAAAGGTCTTTCACACCACGCCAGCCTCTTTGAGCGCTTCCATAACCTTCTTGGTAATTAACTCAGCAAGGTCAGCCTTTACCTCAGGTTCCTTAGCCTTTACCTTAATCTCAAATTCTGGGATTTCGGCTGTAACGACCTCCTGGGGCTCTACGGCTCTTTCTAGATGTGATATCTCAACTAGACCCATACAAAGGTCGTAGGAAGGCACTGAGGCCTCTTGAAGGGCCGAAAATACAGTCTTACCAAACCAATCTTCCTCATCCCAAAGCAAGAACCCTCTTGCGTCCTCACCTGACACCATCTCAGACACTACGGCAATTGGGTTTGCAGCAGAGTGAAGGCTCGCGCTTCCAAGGCTCATGATTACAGCATTCTCTGGAGCAATGGCTGTTGTTGGAATTCCCAGATCACTAGAGACCTGATGCGCCCATACCTGACCTTGACTAGGCCTGTCTTGAAACGGCAAAAGTAAAACTAAATCAGTTTTTCCACTACCTCGATAGTAATCTTCTAAAAGCGCTTCTACATTAACTCTGGTTGTTTCACCGTTACCGGCAATTACTAAAAATTTTGTTCCCATTCTGTCCCCTCAGGTTTAGGGAGCAGATACTACACAGGTCTAGAGACCCGTCAAAACCTAGGCGTCTGGTTGAGCTAAATACACAGAAAACGGCGTACCAGCAACAAGGTAGTTCGGTAACTGGTCTATTAAACGTAATTGAGTTGCCACACGGTTTTTGTAGTAATGCGAACGTGCGTTGTAGGTATTCCCGTTTTCCCAGATTAAGTCGTTTGAGGATGTAAATCCTGTACTTCCGTCAAAGTAAGGTTTTGCAGCCGTAGCTCTCTCAAACATCCCTGAGTCGGCTCGTAAAGTCTGAATGCTTAATGCGTTATCCCACATAAAATATGGTTTTGCATACGCCGCGTTATCAGGAGATAAAACTGAGTACTCACTTCTTACAAAGTTTAGACTTAAGTCTTGAACCCAACAAGTTGATGGGGTATTTTGAACAAAATCTGATCCAGAAGAGCTAACTTGAAAGTAAGAACCAAACGAACCTGAAACTGTGTATGTTCCGTTTAACCCACCTTCAGTGAACTCAACAAGTCTTACGTTGTCACCTTCCGCAAAATTTGTACTGTTTTCAGTGTATACAGTTAAAACATTTCCAGTTCTTGAGTATTTTTGAACAGAGTAAAATTCTGTTAAATTTGTTGGGTCGCCATAGTTCTCTTCAATTTCAACTTGGTTTGCATCGTACCAAGTAACCCCCCAATGTCCTTGAAAATCATCTTCTCGGTTACCAGTAAACCCAGTTCTAAAATAAGCACTGGCGGTGTACCAATACCCACCAAGAATTGGAAGATAATCATCGTAAGTTAAAGTAACCTCACCTGAAGCAATTGGAGTAATTAACAGACACGCGTCACTACCACGGTCCTCGTCTACAATTGTTAAATCTCTAGCAATATTTGCGTTAGAGGCCACCCAAGGTGCAACTTGTAATTCAAAACTAGGGTTTTTAAACTCGTTTACTCTAGTTGCTTTAAGAGTAATTTTTAACTCTCGAGCTTCTTCAAATTCAGTTGCTCCTTCAGCGTTTACCTCAAATTGAGCGGCGTCAAAATAATGAATTTCAGAACTTGAGGCCCCATCAATTCGAACATACGGAACGGCAAAGTAAGCGTTAACTGGAGCAACGCTTGTTGTTTCTACCCGTTTCCAAGCAGCAGTATTAGTAATGTATTTTTCACCTGCTCTAGAAATTTCTAGTCCAGTTCTATCAAACCACCTAACGTCAACTGTTACTTTTCTAGCCGTTGACGCCTTGAGCGTATAAATTGAAAACGTGTAAGGAAAACCTTCTTTGACCGGAATACCTCTTGTTTTTGAAGCAGAAAGCCCGCAAGCAAATTCCATATCTCCAGAAGAACTACAAAGAGCTTTTAAACTACCGGCCTGTTTATTTGGGAATAAAGACGGTCTAGTTGGTTCCTCATAAGGAGCAATAGTCGCAGCATTCGCAACAGATAATGTTGTCTTTGCAATATTTTCCCACCGCCCTATTGATTCCTCAAAAGAAGAGTCGTTATAGTCAAGCATAAGATTTTTACCCGGAACGGTTTCTTCGTCATACCCCGTAAAGGCTTTTACAAAATCTTGGATTCCCTGAAGGCTTCCCTTTTTCTCATTTATATAAATAGCATTTCTAAGTAAAATTCTTGATTGTTGTAGTCCTAACTCAGGCTCGTACGCAACACCAAATTGCTGCATCATAACTGGAATAATAGGAGCGTAAGCAATAGAGGTATCGTATGTTTTTAAAACTAGATCAGCACTTGTTTTAAATGAATCGTAGCCAATAGCAAAAATCCTTAAGAAAGCCTCTAAGTCTGGGTTTGACCCATTATCAGTAACAGACTTTAGATTTGTATTTTTATATACAGACGGTAGGTTGTCATACATAGCATTGTAAGAGCCAAAATCTTTTACAGAAAGGCCAAGTGCTTCTCCAGCTTTAATCCACACGTTGTCTTGAACCCCAAGAACAAAAATACTGTAGTGGTAAGCAATACCAGGTCTTAAACCAATATTGTTTGGCACCTCACCTGTGTCAGTATAGCTACCAATTGAAAAATTTTTTGCTTCTTCAAGCACTATTGTTCCGTCATCTACAGTTAAAGGAAACCCGTAAGTGTTTCGTACTAATCTTAACGTTGACCAATCACCAGAAGGCGGAATCCAAGAAATTTTTATTTGTTGGTAGCCAACAGAGGCTGCAACTACCGGGCTAGCGTCAAAGTCAACAACTGACGCGGCACCAGAGCCGTATTTACCAATGCCGTAGTAATCTAAACCATACTTGGCCATTTGTTAAACTCCAAATATAGAAAGAATACTTAAAAGATCTAGTTCTGGAGTTGATACGGAGTTAGCTGTAAAAGTTCCATTAACCGTAAGCGAGGCTACAGTTGTGTTTGAACTGTTCTTCCACTCTTGTAGATTTGCGCTTTGAGACGACGCGCCTTTAACGATAATAGCAACATTAGACGCAGTTGCATTGGTGATTGTTTCACCACCGGCTTTTTTAAGGTACTGGGTGTGGGTATCTCCAACAATTCCGTTTTCAATATTAGCAAGTCTTTGGGCAAGCGTTGAGTACTGGGTAGAAGTTGCCGTAAAACCAGACGATGGGTTTGGAGTTGTAGAAAGCGCAGGGTTAATACCTAAAGAGCTTTCAATTGCAATAACCTCTTCTTGCAAAGAGTTTGGGTCAGAAGCGTCAATAATATCAAGGACGTTTGTTTTAGTACTAAAAGATCGTACCGCTGATGGATAACTGGCTGCCATGATTTCTCCTAGTCTTCGATTCCACCAGAGACAGTTACTGTAATTGTCCCCGCTTCTGGAATTTCGTATGTTTCACACACTGCGTCTACTACAACCGCTTGATTAGCAGCGTCGTTTCTAACAAGTTTTGTCACTGTTGAGTAAGAAACACCTGCCGCCGCGGCAAGAGATTGGACTAAGTAGTGCAAAGATATTCTGTCGGCAAATTGGACATTGTCAAACGCTAAAATTGTTTGAAGCGCCGTCTCTGCATTCTTTTTTACAGTTGATCTCTTAAATTGAGGTAGTGCATAAACGTTTACAGTTATGTTAATTGGAATAAAGGTAGGTGGAAGAATAGACAACGACACGTTTGGTGGCATTTTGTCTGTAAAAAATAACCCAATTTTGTTTGCTAATTGGCTAAACACTGGAGTTAAGTTTCCAGATCCATCAGTTCCTTTGTCACCGTAAGGAGCAACAAAAAGGTTAACGCTTGTGTACACCTCAGATAACGCCGTAGACTTAGCTACACCCGATACTTGAAGAGCAAGGTCTCCGTAGTCTCTAATAGAGACTGCTCTGTTAATTGCTCTAATGCTTGCAGGAGCGTTAATTCTGATTGAGTCAGCCGACTCAGCGTCGGTTCCGCCAGAAGCGGCTGCTGAGTTGTTTACTGTAAGGCCAGGTGTAAAATTAGTAATAATGTTTTTAAGTGTTCCGGCGTTAACGTTACCTTGAGCACCGCCACCAACTCGATATGTTGCCAAAATTTGAGCATTTGCTGGAGGAATGCGGCCGCTTACACCGTCTCCAAAGATTATAGAAGTTATCTCTTCCGCATCGGTTTTGCTATAAAATACTGCGTCAGTTCCGCCAGCATCAATAATGTACGGAACAGATGTGTAAACAGTATCGTTAACTGTTACAGAAATACTATCGCTAATAACAGGGGAATCCGCAAGCAAAAATTCTTGGTCAGACGTTCCGTCAGAATTTCCAACAATTTCGTCTGTAATTGTTTCACCTTCTGTTGCATCCACGTTTATGCTTCCCCCAGCAGGGACTGTAACTAGCGCGTCAGTTTCAAAAATAATTTGTGTGTTTACGCCGTTTACTACAGTTGTAGTAGCAACTTGCGTGTTAACAGGAACAACTATCGAAGCCCCAGTGCTATTTGAAAAGGCCAGCACCACTGTTGCGGGAATACTGTCTGTAGGTGTGTACCCTAGAACGCTAGCAATCTTTAAAATGCTATCTCTTTGGCTTGCTGTAGAAAGAAACGATTCATTTGCGGCGCGGTCAACGTAGTAATTTAAAAGATCGCCCATATACGAAAACATTTCTAGCAAAATAATGCCAAAATCTGCTGGGTCGCGGCTAACCCAGTCAGGGGCGTACAAAGGGATTAAATTTATTAAATCTTCTCTAATTGAAGCGTAATCACGGGAGGTGTAATCAACTTGAGGCACAAAATTAGCCATTATTGAATCTCCTGAATTAGCTCGCCAGATCGTGTAAATTCGCCAATTTTGGCGGCTACCGTTTCCTGTTGTTTATTGGGCAAC